TTGTGCTGCGATACTTGCAAAGGACAGAGGACTACAGAATGTATTTAAGTCAGGTGGTAATTTCCACAGTACGATTGCTAAACAAGTATTTAGACTACCGGGAGAGGTAGAAGAAGTTGCAGAGTTCTATCCTGCCAAAAGACAACAGGCAAAAGCCGTTACCTTTGGTATTATGTATGGAGCAGGCCCGAAAAAGATTAGTGAACAGGTCACGAAGGATAGTGGAGAATATTTCTCACCAGGTCAAGCGAAAGAAGTTATTGATGATTACTTCGAGGCATTTCCTAAACTCAAAGAGTGGTTAGACAATACTAAAGATTTTATTCAAGCAAATGGATATGTATATTCTCACTTCGGAAGAAAGAGAAGATTACCGAATGTCTTTAGTAAAGATAAAGGTATTGCATCACACGAAGTTCGTAGTGGTGTAAATGCTCTCGTTCAATCTGTGTCTAGTGATATTAATTTATTAGGTGCAATTGATATGCAGAAACATATTGTTGCTACAGGCATGGACGCCAAGATATTTGCACTCGTTCACGATTCAGTTCTAGCAGAAGTAAAAGAAGAAATAGTAGAAGAATATAGTGCTAAACTGAAAGAAGTTATACAAAAAGACAGAGGACTAATGATACCAGGAGCTCCAGTTGGATGTGACTTTGATGTCGCTGATGATTACAGTTTAGGTAAGTTCGAGAAACTATATGGTATTTGAAGACTTACAGACATGCTTTATACATATTCCTAAGTGCGGTGGAACAAGTGTTACCTCACAATATTTGATGAGTAGAAAGATAAGAAACTTTTTTGGGAAGACTTGGAGAACTGGATTAGAAGTAAAATTTGATAGAGCTATAGGACGAAAAGGGGACAGACAAGTGCTTCATAATATGCATGCAGATGCAGACCAATACTATCCTACATTTAGAGAATATGATATGATAACACAAGTAAGAAATCCATATGATAGATTCGCTAGTGCATACAAACACTTATCTAGTATAGAATTGGTAGATACTCCCTTTGTAGAATGGGTTCCTCGTGCTATTGAAAGTTTATATACAGGAAACTGGTCAGCCTCTTTAGACGCAGGGCATCAGTATATACAGCACTTGCATATTGTAAATCCAGGATTTGATGCAAGTATTTTATTTAAACATCAATACAGTTATATTAGACCTGAAGTAGAAGTACACAAGTTAGAAGAAGGAACTATCTGGGAAAGATTAAACCTAAAACCTGGTTTACATAACCAAAGTGAACGGAAATATGAAACAGAATATAGTGTACAAAACAGTATATTAGTTAGAGATTATTATGAAAGAGACTTTATTGAATTCGGATATTGATAGCATAGTAGCATGTGGCGGTGGTATTGAAACTGCAGCCGCTGTTGCCTGGGCAGTTGGTCAAGGTTATAAACCTTTCTTATTTACAGATGTTGTAGATAAGAATAATCCTGCTGTAAAAGGAATGACAAGAGCCTGTGAAGATATAGCAGAGTATTTTGATTTACCATTCAAGGCTAGTTATAATGATATGCCTATGGAAAATATAAGTATACCACCTACTGACTATTCCTTCGTACAGGCAATAAAACTAGTTCTAGGAAATCCTAGTATTAGATTTAAGTATATTATAAATGGTGGAAACGCAGAAGACAGTATGCAACAAAGAGTACAGATACGATACCTACAGAAAATAATTGCAGGTAGGTGGAGCATGCAGTATGACATGCACGGAATATCATGGAAGTCATTTTTAGAGGTGCCTATAATGTTATTTCCATTGGAGTACTTACAAAAATCAGAGATTATAGGAATAATGATGAATAAGCATCCAGAACTTGTAAAGAAAGTCTGGACTTGTGTATCTCCTATTAAAAAAGAAAACAATTACAGACAGTGCGGACAATGCGGTAAGTGTACCGAATGGAGTTCAGCACTTAGAGTGGCAAAACAAGCCAAGTTAAAAATACAGGAGGGAGTAGATTATGGCTATAATATGCGTAAGTAAAGAGTGGCACGAGCTAACAATACAAGAATTATATAGAATTATACAGTTACGAATCGATGGATTTATAGTAAAAAATAAAACTTGTTATCAAGACTTAGAAGCACACTATGACCAAAATGGTTGGTATACTATGTACTATGATACAAGTCTAGGCATGCATCCACAGTCTATGGTAGGGCAGACACAGTTCTGTACTAATAAAAGTTTTACAGGTAGTGATGGTACAGTATATAACTATCCTGCATGGCGCAGACAAACTTGGTTGCCAGGTTATAGAGATTGGAGAGTAGAGCAACCACAAACTGTTGCAGCTGCAATGAAGTATACAGGAAAGCCTTACATGATGGCGGAAGTTATGAACGAAGGATATATAGAGCATATGGTAAATAAATGTGGATATAGATGTGTTACAGATGAGCCTTACTTAGATGATGCAGGCAGACCTAACTGGGTGTGTGTAAATGATACTATAGACTTCAAAGAAAGGTATGGTATAAAGATATGAGAGCCCCTGTATTTCCTTTCGAGTTTGATGTAGATAGAGAGTGGTTATTAGATAAAGCATTACAAGAACCTAGAAAACAATTTTATCATCATGGAAGAAAAGAAGAGAGAGTAGAAGGTTACAAATATGCACATATAGACTATCCTGAACTAAAAGAACTAGTCGGTAGATTTGGATTAGCCATACAAGGTAAATGGAACATGAAATTTGTATACATTGCTCCTAATACTACTATTGGTTGGCATAAAGACTGGGGAACTCAGTGTGCATTTAATTGGGTAATAAATGGTAACAGAGCATCTATACGATACTCCAATGGACAAGAAGGTGCTAAACTCGCTTACGTATATAAATCTGCAATAATAAATACGCAAGAAGAACATATGGTAAAAAATAATAACAAAGAACGAATATTGTTTAAGATATCTATATTCGATAGAAGTTACGAGGAAACATGCAATCAATTCAGTTCCCAATTTTTGTAATACATAGTGATAATGTAGAAGAACTGGATGGTATACTATGGTTAGATGACCAAGTACTAGATGATAAAAACATGGAAGGCGACAGTCTAGGTATGAGAAGAATACAGTCGCCAATGAAAAGTATATATCCTTTAAGATATATGATAGAAGATGAGATTAGTTATTTAAAGCATAGAGGAACTACCTTTATAGATAGTTCAGGAAAGATTATAATAAAAGAAAAGAACAGAAATGCTAGACTACTATATCATAAAATTAGAAAAATAGAGTTAAAAGACGTAGCCGCTGTAATATGGTTAGAAGGAATCCCTTTTTCTTTTATAGAAAAGAGACCACCACCAGCAGAATATACATGGGCAGGAGTGCTACATTTATCAGGTTTCCCATGGAAAGTTTGGGAATACTGTGAAGAAAAGAAAAAAGATACATGGAGAAAAGTATGATTAGTTTAATATTATGGACTTGCTTGATAACAGCATGGCTATGCTATGGGGGACAAGTAATATATAACTATATAAAATATAACAGTGAGCTAATCAAATGAGCAATTGGCATGGTGGAAAAGGTTCAAAGAGACGCAAGTCCAATGAACAAGCTTATCGAGATAATTACGATAAGATTTTTAATAAAGGAGCAAAGATGGTAGACAGAGAAGACGCGCAACAGTTAATGATTGCACTAGAGACATGTATATGTTATGTAGAGTATACGAGCTTAAATAATGGTGGGCAAAAAGAAAGAGAAATGACATGCTGCCCTAGGTTTATACCTAGTGGTAATGGATTATCTTTCAATCAGAAAGCTTCACAAATGGATAAGTGCTTAGCCTATGATATAGAGTTTCAGAGATGGGATGATATAGATTTAGAAACTATAACAGACTGGTATGTAATACAAGAAGATAACTTTGAAGAGCAGTGCAATGAACTATATGGCGACAATATGCCAGACATAGAATGAGTAAGTGGTGGAGAATCTGGGCAAAGAGCTTAGGAGAGAAAGTAGGTGAAACTGACAAGCAAGCCAATACTATTGCAGCAATTAGAACAGTATGGTGGTTTACCCACATGCTGACTTGTATTGCAATCATTCTTAATGCTATTGCCAATCATGGTTGGGGTCTGTTAGGTGTATAAAATAGTAAGAAACTATCTTTCAGCAGATGAATGCGATGATTATATAGCAATGACAAGAGTATTAGACCCCAATCCTACACTAGAAGTTGGATTAAAGACTAAAAAGAAAGAGATGCATCTTGTAAATAGAACTTATTGGACAGTACGAAGTATGACTAAACATTTGAGGCCACTGAAAACAATGGCAGAAAAATATTGGAACTTGCCAGAAGGTAAGTTAAAGTTTACACACGCTCCTAAAAACTTTGCACATATTATGTGTTATGATGCTCCAGGTCAAGGATTAGAATGGCACGCAGAATCTACTATTTCTACTGTGTCCGTTTCTATAAATTTATCAAATCCTTGGGAGTATGAAGGAGCAGACTTTGAATTAAGAAAAGCTCCTAACTTAGAGTTAAATAGAGGAGATGCAATATTTTATTCTGGTAATATGGTGCATAGAGTTGCTGACTTAGTAAGCGGAAGAAAATTAAGTTTTGTTATGTGGTTAAAATGATTACATATACTGACTGGATTACTCCTGAAGAAATAAAAGAAATAGAGCAAACTGTATTAGTAAAAGAACAATATGTACTTAGCTTACCTACACCTTGGGAGAATGGATTTAAAGGACTTACGAATAAGTTTGCAGCATATAACTGGCTAGATGACTTTGAATTTTTAGTACCTAAATTACAAGAGATATTAGAAACTCCTCATGTAGTACAATGTTGGGCTAATGTTTTAAGAGAAGGGGAAGGTGTCCCAAGACATCAACATGCTAAAGGTAAGAACGCTGATTTTAAATGTGGTAATTTATTTATATCAGGAGAAGAAAGTGTAGGAACGACATATGATTGGATAGGGAATGTCCGCAATGTTCCTGGTGAGTTACATTGGTTTGGTTGTCATTTACTACATGAAGTAAAACCAAACACAAGTAAAAAAGAAAGAATTAGTTTGGCATTTGATTGCCACAAAATACAAAAAGACATGAGTGTATTTAATAGAGGACAGTATAGAACAATATGAAGATAGATAAAAATGACTTAATAGCAGGATTAGTCACTGCATTATTAGTAATAGTTACAATACTTTGGTCTACTTATGTAGATGGAAAAATTTGTGACTATTCAGTACATGGACATTACATATGTGTGGATTCGTAATAACACAAAATAAACACATGGTAGTAACCATGTTAGAGAGACAAGGCTTCCGCGGTCCTGACCTAATGAGTTTTTGGGCAGATGACAAAATATCTATGGGGCATGCTCTTTTGGATATTAGCGGAGAAAAACAAAAGCAACCATACAAGACTAAAAAGGGAGAGATTATTGTATTCAATGGGGAGATGTATGACACGACAAAACCTAATGATACAGCTTTTTTAGCTAATGGTTATGATATGTATGGATTAAGTTTTTTAGCCTTCACAAATTGGCATGGCGCAATAGGAATATACAATCCTGAAACTACTAAATTAACTTTAATTAGAGATCAGTTTGGGGCAAAGCCACTGTGGTTCTACAAGAAAGGCAAAGCTTTCGCAGCATCAACAAGTCTAAGAAGTTTTATAAATAAAGAAAGAGATAAAGAAAATGATAAATCATACATATTTAATCCTCTATGGTCTGGTAATGTGACTCCTTATAAACATATAACTAAACTTGCTCCTGGACAGTATGTAACACATAACTTTACTTCAGGAGAGACTCGTACAGCTAACCTATGGAAGGATTATCAAATAATGTCGATGAAGTTAGATAAAAAAGAATTCAGAGAGAGAACAGTAAACTCTATAAGAAATATTGCTAAAAATAAACAAAAGACAGGTATATTTCTTAGTGGTGGATTAGATAGTACATTTGCACTATCTTGTATAAAAGATATGGGACTAGATCTAACGGCTTACATTTGTAAATATGATGACACTAGAGCCCAGTATAGTAATCATAATGGGTTTAGAAACGAAACAGACATGGCTATCCAAACTTGTAAAGAGTGGAATGTTCCTTACAAAGTAGTAACATTACGACAAGCCGAAATGGGACATTTAAGTAGGATGTGGATGGCAAAAACACACTTCACTTGGGTTGATAGAAATAGACAAGCACCCCGATATAAATTATGTGAGGCTGCAAGTAAAGATGGTTGTAAGGTTATAATCACAGGAGATAGCGCAGATGAATTGTATACAGGATATATACATCACTCTAAAAGGTTTGAGCCAAACTGGGATAACGACACAGTAAAGAGGTGTAGGAAAATGAAATGGTTTCCAGACCAAGTATTTTCTAAAACAGACGGATTTAACAATGGGTTATTCTTTGATCTATTAGCAACTTCTGAGCAAAACATATTAACCACAGACCAAACTTGTGGAATGTTTGGAATGGAATCCAGACCAGTATTTTTATCTCAGAATTACGTACAGTATGTATTTAGAATTTCAGGAAAAGAAAAGTTTAAACAACATCCTAATTGGGACAAAGGAACTTATAAATATCTACTAAGAGAAGTAATGGGAGATATGTTACCAAAACATGTAAGAGAAAGAAAGAAAAAAGTAGGTTGGTCTAGTCCTTGGAATAACAATGTTGATTTAATACAAGAAAGATGGAGAAAAGAAGACCTAGAGTTTTTAGACGCATTATGATACAATTACAAAAATGGATAGGACACTTAACAAACACATTCTTTGCATGGTCTTTTAAAAGAACAGCAGATAGACAAAATAGACAACTCTATGATAAAAGTAAGGTAAAATATACAGATGGCGATAATACATGATAGGTTTTAAAAAAGATATTGTAGGTTTTACATGTGGAGCTTTTGATTTATTACATGCGGGGCATATAGTTATGTTGGAAGAAGCTAAGAATAATTGTGATTATTTAATAGTGGGCTTACAGACCGACCCAAGCATTGATAGACAAGATAAAAATCAACCTGTACAGTCTGTATACGAAAGGTATATACAACTCAAAGCAGTTAAGTATATTGATGAAATTATACCTTATGATACAGAGCAAAGTTTACGAGACTTATTAGAAGCCACTAAGATAGATATTAGATTTGTAGGAGAAGATTATAAAAACAAAGGTTTTACCGGGGCAGATTTAGCGAAAGATATTTACTTTACAAGTAGACAACATTCTTTCTCAACAACACAACTAAGGAACAGAATAAATGATAGATGAGTTAAAATCTTGGGGAGCCAAACCTACCTACAGTGGATTAGGCTTTATATTCCTACATGAATCTAACAAGCAAATTAGATGGAACTTCTATTGCCCTGACCTTACACCTGTTGAAGTAAATGATTTTCATACTCATAGGATTAAATTTGAGTCCCAAATAGTAAGAGGGCGACTAATCAATGAAGTATGTAAGTGGCAGAAGTCAGAAAACAGTCTACTACAGATAGTAGAAACCAACTGTATACATCCAGAGTTTGAACCGAGCGTAACTGAAGAAAATATAAAAATACGACTAGATGGGAAATACTCACTTCCAGCAGGTGCATGGTATATTAGCGAAGCAGATACCTTTCATAGAGTTGTGTGTCCTGAAAAAACAATAACAAGACTACACATACTTGAAAAGGAAACAAAAAATAACTTGACAATAAAGAGAAAAGATAAGCCATTTGTTTGTCCTTTACAAGACTTTAAAAAATCGGAAAAAGAATGTTGGGAAATAATTAGGACATTCTTTTGAAAGCAGTAATAAAAAATAGAATACAAATAATGGGTACACCTGATGTTTTCAATAAAATAGAAAAAGAGTTAACCTATACATTACCTCCTCGTATGCCCCAAGACCCACCTATGGTGATTAAAACAATTAAATACATTAGAAAGGGGTTAATTTCTATACCTGTGGGAAGACTAGATTTAATACCAGACGACTACGAAGTTTTCGATAAGCGTGTTAGCGTGGAAGCAGACTTTCCTAAGTTTAAGTTTGACCTACGACCAAGCCAAAAAGCGGTTTATGACGAAGTAGATGACTGCGCTATAATTAACGCTTGGGTAAGTTGGGGTAAGACATTTACAGGTCTTGCCATAGCAGAAAAGCTTGGGCAGAAAACACTTGTTGTTACTCATACCACTACATTAAGAGCGCAGTGGGAAAAAGAAGTAAAAAAAGTATTTGGAATTGACGCAGGAGTAATTGGTGGTGGTAAATTTGATGTAGAGCCTCCTATAGTAATTGGGAATATACAGTCATTATACCGACGCGTAGACGACATAAAAGACATATTCGGAACAATTATATTAGACGAAATGCACCATGTATCAAGTCCAACTTTTACACGTATAGTAGATGAAATGCCTGCTAGATATAAGATAGGCTTAACAGGAACACTGCAAAGAAAGGATGGAAGACATGTAGTATTTAGAGACTACTTTGGGCACAATGTATTTAAACCACCTAAAGAGAATTATCTGATACCTAAGATAGATATTTATAGAACAGATATAAGATTTATAGATGGCTCGTTTACGCCTTGGGCAGAACGAATCAATGACCTTACACATAATGAAGAATATGTCCATAGTGTGAGTATGATAGCGGCTAAGTATGCTGCAGAAGGACATAAAGTATTGGTTGTCTCTGATAGAGTACACTTTCTAAAAAGGTGTGCTAATCTAGTAGGAGAAAAAGCAGTATCGATTACAGGAGATATGAACTTTGAAGAAAGAGAACAGGCTATGGAAGAAGTAAGAACAACTAAGAATATTTTGTTTGGTACACAATCCATTTTTTCAGAAGGCATATCATTGAATGAATTAAGTTGTTTAGTATTGGGTACGCCCGTTAATAATGAACCTTTATTAACACAGCTTATAGGTAGAGTAGTACGAAAACTAGATGGTAAAAGACAACCAGTTATCGTAGATATTAATTTAAAGGGCAAAACAGCATCCCGTCAAGCAAACGCTAGAATGGGTTATTATATTAGAGAAGGCTATGAGGTAGCCGTATTATGACAGAACAAACAAAAGAAATCCAACTAAATCTACCAGCAATGCAAAAGATGAAAATCTTCTTAGCTACTCCTATGTATGGGGGTCAATGCTACGGACTATATACTAAGTCCTTAATGGATACAACAAGTACACTTATGCACCATGGAATTGAGATGCAAATTTATTATTTATTTAATGAATCTCTAGTAACTAGAGCAAGAAACTATTGTGTACACAACTTTTTAAAATCAGAGGCAACTCATATGCTATTTATAGATAGTGATGTATCTTGGAAAGCTATGGACTTAATGTATATGACTCACTTAGTTGCAGAAAACCCAGAGAAGTATAGAATTATGACAGCGTTATATCCTAAAAAGACTATTGCATGGGAGAAAGTACTAAAGGCAGCTAAAAGCGGTAACTTTGACGATAATCCTGTAGGACTAGAAAAAGTTGCAGGAGATATGGTGTTTAATCCAGATCATACAGCATACCCAGGTGGTAGAGCTCCTATATACGAGCCTGTAAAAGTAAGAGAGGCAGGTACTGGATTTATGATGATAGAGAGAAGTGTATTTGCAGAATACGCAGCAGCACATCCAGAACTAGAATATACTCCAGACCATATACGAGAAGGAGAGTTTTCTATAGGGGAGAAAATTCATGCTTACTTTGATTGCATAATTAACGACCAAAACAGATATCTAAGTGAAGACTATATGTTTTGCGAGAATGTGAAAAAATTAGATATAGATATATGGACATTGCCTATGATTGAGCTTATGCATAGTGGTAGCTATGTTTTCCAAGGAAAGTTGGTAGATATGGCAGTAAATGACGTTCATGCTACACTAGCACCTGATGATGCTGAGAAAATCGCAATGAATACAACTCGTCAGAACTCAGAAAAATAGTTCTTGACACAATCTTGGAAATTTGATATAATATGTTATTATTTAATTGGAATGAGATATTAAAAGTAAGCAACGGAAATGTAATGGACACCATAACAATCCTGCGAATTATTACTTTTAAACTTACACCCAAAAATTACAACGACCGAGTGTTCAAATTTTATGAACACTACTACGGTGGTCAGTCGTTTCTCTTGAATCCTGAGAAATTACTTAACACCGGTCGCAGCTACTCAGATAGAGAAGTAGTGGAATATGCAGGAGTCGCATCTTTCCGCAGTTACTTTGAGTATCAGCAAACCAAAGACTCCACACTTGACCTTTTGATGTTACCAATATCAAAAGATATTATTACTAAAAACAGACTGCTTGACATAAAAAACGGCAGGATTCATTTTATGTTCGAGGAGACACAATAGGAGAATTATTATGGCAATAGGCTTTAATGTAACCAAGGGCTCAGCCCAAAAAGATAAAATATCAACTTATAACTACGCGGATAAGGAAGACCACAAGGTAAGACTAGTGGGCGACTTACTCCCTAGATATGTCTACTGGATTAAAGGAGAGAACAACAAAAACATCCCTATGGAATGTTTGTCGTTCGACAGAAACTCTGAAACCTTTAATAACATCGAACACGATCACGTAAGAGACTTTTACCCAGACTTAAAGTGTGGATGGTCTTATGCGGTCCAATGTATCGATTACTCAGACAACTCAGTTAAAGTATTGAATCTTAAAAGAAAATTGTTTGACCAAATTATTGTAGCTATGGAAGACTTAGGTGATCCAACAGACCCAGTAACTGGTTATGACATTCATTTTAAAAGAAAGAAAACTGGACCTCAGGTATTCAACGTTGAGTATCAGTTAGCTGTCTTAAAATGTAAAAACAGAGAACTCTCAGAAGAAGAGCAATTAATGATCAAAGACCTTAAATCTATGGATGATGTACTTCCTAGACCTACAGCTGATGCACAGTTGGAGCTACTAAGAAGAATCAATAATCAAGATGGCGGGGCTGAAGCAGTAGACTCGGAGTTTGACGTATCATGATTGGGGTGGGAAAAATATTTCCTGACTTCCATATGACTGGAGTGGATGAAAGTAATAGCTTTATAGATTTAGATATATTAGCACCCAACACTTGGAGTGTTTTATATTTCTATCCAAAAGACTTTACCTTTATCTGCCCTACTGAAATAGCAGGAATGGACATGTTAGTGTCTGAAGCAGATGTTATCGGCGTTAGCGGTGATAACGAGTTCTGTAAGTTAATGTGGAAAGAGTCAAACGACTTAATTAGAAACATTAATCATATCCTGGCAGCAGACTGTGGCTTGAAGTTATCTTCTGAACTAGGAATAGTTGATGAGGCTAATGGAGTATGCTACAGAGCTACCTATATCATTGACCCAGAAGGGGTTATCCAACATGTATCAGTTAACGCACTAGATACAGGCAGAAATGCAAACGAAGTACTAAGAACACTGCAAGGCTTAAAAGCTGGTGGTCTTACAGGTTGTGAATGGCAACCAGGAGAAGACTTCGTAGCGTGATATTATTTACCGCAGACTGGCATATTAAGTTAGGTCAGAAAAATGTACCATTAAGTTGGGCATGTGCTCGTTATGAGATGTTCTTTGAACAGATAGACGAGGTTATCTCGGAAAATAATTGTGATTTACACATCATTGGTGGGGACTTGTTTGACCGAGTCCCTAGCATGGATGAGTTAACTTTATACTTTGATTTTATAAAGAAAGTTAATATAAGAACAATCATTTATGACGGAAATCATGAAGCAACAAGAAAAAATAAAACTTTCTTTAGTAATTTAAAGAAGGTTACAAGTAGTATCAATCCTCTAGTAGAAGTGATTGACACTACATATTACGAAGATAACTGGGCAATATTACCTTACGCAGACTTACACAGAAAAGATGCGATAGAGAATATTGATGCAGAAATCTTATATACTCATGTTCGTGGAGAAATACCACCTCATGTAGTACCAGAAGTAGATTTAGAAAGATTTGATAAGTTTAAAGTTGTGTTTGCTGGAGATTTACATGCTCACGAGAATACTCAAAGAAATATTGTGTACCCAGGCAGCCCAATGACAACATCATTTCATAGAAACCAAGTCCGAACGGGGTACTTGTTAATAGACGGATTAGATTGGAAGTGGGGAAGTTTTAACTTACCACAACTTATTCGTACTAATGTAACAGATCCTAACGACATGGTTGCTACAGACTTTCACCATACTATATATGAGTTGGAAGGAGATGTGCAAGATTTAGCAAAGGTTAAGAATACAGAACTACTAGATAAAAAAGTAGTAAAACGAGAAATGGAAGCAACTCTTAAATTAAGTCAAGATATGACAATTTCAGAAGAGTTGATAATGTATTTAGCTGAAATCTTAAGTCTGGATGAAACAAAAATACCAAACATTATAGGAGTGTTTAATGATTATTCTAAAGAAGCTGAAGTGGGATAATTGCTTTTCTTATGGAGAAGATAATGAGTTAGACTTAGACAGGTCGACTCTTACACAGCTAGTAGGAACAAACGGAGTTGGGAAATCCTCTATCCCCTTAATTTTAGAGGAAGTATTATTTAATAAAAACAGTAAAAATGTTAAGAAGGCAGATATCGCAAACCGTTATATCAATAATGGTTATAATATCTCTCTATCTTTTACAGTGGATGATGATGAGTACTGTATTAGCGTATTAAGACGTGCAGCACTTAAGTGTAAACTTACAAAAAATGGAGAAGATATAAGTTCTCATACAGCGTCAAATACATATAAGACGTTAGGAGAAGTATTGGGTATAGATTTTAAGACCTTTTCTCAATTAGTTTACCAAAACACCAATGCATCATTACAATTTTTAACTGCGACTGATACTAATAGGAAGAAGTTCCTAATTGACTTATTGAAATTAGACGAGTATGTGTCGTTCTTTGAGATTTTTAAAGAAGCTGTAAGAGTAAAAGCAAACGAAATCACAGGAACCAATGCGCAACTTGCAACAATTGAGAAATGGTTATCAGATAATATTCTCGAGGATAGTGAGATACTCGACAAATTAGTTTTACCAAAAATTAATGAAGAAGATGAAGAATCTTTACGTTCTTTACAGTTACAATTTGAAAATATCTCGGAAAAGAATAAAAAAATAAATTTGAATGAAATGCTTAAACAGCAGGTCAAAAACATACCACTAGAACAGTACAAACAGGATTTAGTAACCTATCCTGAATTGCAAGACACTTCGCAGTTAGAACAAGACATGGGAAGAATTAATCATAACCTTGCACACCATGAAGGACTATTGAGTGAGTATGAAAGTCAATCAGATAAATGTCCTACATGCGGTCAGGACATAGAAGTGGACTTCACAGAAGAAAAACTAGAACTTCATAGAGAAGGGATTAAGACAGCAAAGTTAAATTACTTAGAGAAGAGAGCAGATTTAGGCGAAATACAACATGGAAATAAAATACATAGGGCAGCAACCAAAGGAGTCGAAGAGTGGGAACAAACCTACAGGTCTATTGACCATGAACTCCAGACAAGAGCAGTGGACGAAGAAGCCGTCGCAGAACAGATTAAAGAGCTTCGTAAAAAGATTACCGATAGTAGGTCGAATCTTCAAGAGGTTATAGATGAAAACACGAGAAGAGAAAGGCACAACACCAGAATTAGCATTATACTGGAACAAACTGACGGATTTCAAGAACAGCTTGATGCAAGTAAGTCTAGTCTCGAGAGTTCAGAAAGCAAATTGGCGATTCTTGAAACACTCAAAAAAGCATTTAGTACGAACGGACTTCTAGCTTATAAAATAGAATCTCTAGTAAAAGAACTGGAAGTTCTAACAAACGACTACCTCGCAGAATTTAGTGATGGTAGATTTAGTATTAATTTTGTAGTGGAGAATGATAAATTAAATGTGGAAGTCTCAGATAATGGCAATATTATTGACATTCTTGCTCTTTCTAGCGGCGAGTTAGCTAGAGTAAACATAGCAACCTTAGTAGCAATACGAAAACTAATGGCTTCTATAAGTCGTAGTCAAATCAATGTGCTATTCTTAGATGAGGTAAACCAAGCCTTAGATGAAGTTGGTAAAGAGAAGGTAGTGGAAGTATTACTTAAAGAAGAAAACCTCAATACATATATGGTATCGCATGGTTGGACTCATCCACTATTACAGAAAGTAGAGATAACTAAAGAAGATAATATTAGTTACTTAGAAGGATAATATATATCTTGACAAGAAACTTAAAATTTGTTATAATATATTTATAAAAGGAACAACATGCAAGTAGTAATTTACAGTATACCAAATTGTACATATTGTGTACAAGCAAAGAATTTAGCAGAAAATCATTCTAAAGTGAATGAGACTATATACAAAATGATGGGAGATGGTTTTAAACCAGCAGAAGTTAGGGAGCTATTCCCTAGTGCAAGAACATTCCCACAGATTATAGTGGATGGAGAAAAGATAGGCGGATTTACAGAACTCAAGGCTTTATTGGATGGTTAATTCAAGAAGAAAAGGTCATGATGCAGAAATACGCGTAGCAGAAATGCTTAAAAGAATAGTAGGCGAGGAGTTTATACAGACTCCTGGCTCAGGTTCTGGCAAGATAAAAGGTGATTTAATGGTAGCTCACAAACATAATCTCTTTACAATAGAGGTTAAGTTCTATCGTGATATGGCATTTAATCATAAAATTTTTACTCAAAAGAGTAACACCTTTGTGAATTGGTGGTCTAAGTTGTGCAGACAGGCAACTGAGATGAACCAAGAACCTCTCCTTATTTTTAAGGAGAATCATTCACAATGGTACGTGGCAACGACAAGAAAGCCATGTTACAAAAAACATATGTACATAAACTGGTTGGGGTGCTATGTCACCTTTGCTGAACAATTTTTAGAAACACAGGAGTTAAAGTTTACAAATGGCGATAAAATTTACGAGCCATGGAGAGTCGATCCCGAATGGGAACTTACTAATAGTTGATGGACTCAACTTGGCGTTCAGATGGAAACATCAAGGAACAAGTGACTTTGAACATGATTATGTTAGAACAGTACAATCATTAGCAAAGTCTTATGACTGCGGAGAAATCGTAGTCTTAGGGGATGGCGGTAGTAATTACCGTAAAGAAATATATTCCGAATATAAAGCAAACAGAAAAGAGAGATATGCAGAGCAGACTGAGAAAGAGGAACGCGAGTTCCAAGAGTTCTTAGCCGAGTTCCAAGTTACGATGAATACTTTAAAGTATAAGGGACATCTTACGCTCAAATATGCAGGCGTAGAGGCTGATGATATAGCCGCTCTTATCTGTCAAAACAGAGAGAATCTAGGTATACAAAATATCTGGATGATTTCATCGGATAGAGACTGGGATTTACTTATTGATGAACATATAAGTAGATTCTCAACAGTCACTAGAAAAGAAACAACACTTCATAATTGGGACGAGCATTATGATTTTGACCCAGAGTACTTCTTAACATATAAGTGCTTGACAGGGGATAAAGGAGATAACGTTCCAGGAGTTGATGGTATCGGTCCAAAGAGAGCGACACAAATTATTCAACAATATGGAGATATTTTTGATATTATGGCGAGTTTGCCAATCGAAGGAAAGTATAAATTCATACAGAACTTAAATGAGTTCGGAAGTGAAGGACTTGAGATTGGTATTAAACTCATGGATTTAACATACGACGTAGACGGAGCAGTGCTCGGTAACGCCAAAGAGATTATAGGATTAGTAGAAAATTATGTCAGTGAAAATAGACTTTAGTAAAGACGCTCTTTTAGATGAATTTGCATTAGCAACTCTAAAAGACAGATATATGGTAGGTGATGAAACTTCACCCCAAGAAGCTTTTGCGCGTGCCGCAATGGCTTTCGCAGATGATGATGCTCATGCACAAAGACTATATGACTATGTAAGTAAATTATGGTTTATGTTTGCTACGCCAGTATTATCAAATGGAGGCACTAGAAGGGGGTTACCTATTAGTTGCTTCTTAAATTATGTAGAGGACAGTAGAGAAGGTATAACAGACCACTTTACAGAAAATGCTTTCTTATCTTCTTTTGGAGGAGGTATTGGAGGCAGTTGGAGCGATATTCGTGCATCTGGCTCTAAAACTTCTAAAGGAAGTGAGAGTACAGGAGTAATACCTTTTGTAAAGGTAGTGGATGCAGAAATGCTGGCTTTCTCACAGGGAGTAACTAGACGGGGTAGTTACGCAGGTTATCTACATATGAGTCACCCCGAAATAGAGGAATTTTTAGATGTACGGAAGCCAACTGGTGGCGATACTAACCGTAAGTGTACTAATATCCATCATGCTGTTGTTGTACCAGATGCTTTTATGGAGCTTATTCACTCCGCTTCAAAGTATCCTGATTTTGACGATAGCTGGGATCTTACAGATCCTCATTCCCTTGAAGTAAAGAAAACTGTATCTGCGAGAGCGTTATGGGTTAAAATACTTCAGAACAGAATGGAAACTGGAGAACCTTATTTAATGTTTGAAGATGCGGTAAACAAAGATTTGCCCGACTTTCAGAAAAATAAAGGTTTAAAAGTACATCACAGTAATCTGTGTTCGGAAATAACACTCGCTACAAACGAAGAACGAACAGCCGTTTGTTGCCTTTCTAGTGTTAATCTAGAGTATTATGATGAATGGAAAGACGTACCTGCATTTATACCAGACTTGGTAAGAATGTTAGATAACGTACTTGAATATTTTATTCAAAATGCTCCTGAACAATTAGAAAAAGCTAAGTTTAGTGCTCAAAGGGAGAGGAGTATTGGACTTGGTGCTATGGGCTTTCATGCGTATTTGCAGAAGAATGATATACCTTTTGATAACCCAATGGCAACAGGGGCTAATTCTGAGATGTTCCAATACATCAAAACACAAGCGGAAAACACAACTAGACAACTGGCTGTTGAGAGAGGAGCCTGCCCAGATGATGACACTTGTTCTGTAAGGAACGCTCATCTATTGGCAATTGCTCCTAACGCTTCGTCTAGTATTATCTGTGGAAACACAAGTCCAAGTATTGAACCATATAGAGCAAACGCCTATACTCAAAAGACAAAGTCTGGCAGTAACTTAGTAAAGAATAAATTTTTAGATAAGCTGTTAATGAGTAAAATAGGACATAGTGATGTATACGATAGCACTTGGAAAAGTATTGTTGCACACAGAGGTAGTGTACAACATCTTGACCTACTCGATGAGTGGGAAAAAGATGTATTTAAAACAGCCGTAGAAATCAATCAAGCATGGATTGTAGAACACGCAAGTGTCAGACAGGAATATATCTGTCAGTCACAGAGCGTAAACCTATTTTTCCCACCTGATGTTAACAAAGGAGATTTACATAATGTCCATATGTTAGCGTGGGCAAAAAATTTAAAAACATTGTATTATTTGAGAAGTGAAGCTATCAGTAGAGCTGATAATGTTTCCAGTCAAACTAAACGAGAAATTATATTTGAACAGGCAGACTGTTTAAGTTGCGAGGGATAAATGAGTTTATTAAAAGAAAGAGAATATTATAAACCTTTTCAATATCCTTGGGCATTTGAGAATTATAAAAAACAACAACAAATGCATTGGTTACCAGAAGAAGTAACCTTACAAGATGATATTAAGGATTATAAAGAAAAATTAAGTGAAGGCGAAAGGACATTGTTAGACAATATCTTTAAGTTTTTCACTCAGGCAGATGTAGATGTATGTGGAGGCTATGCCCACCACTACTTACCTACATTTAAACAACCAGAAGTAAGAATGATGCTTGTTAGTTTTGCTGCTATGGAAGCAGTGCATCAAGAAGCGTATTCTTTACTACTAGAAACTTTAGGTAAGTCAGAAGACATGTACCAAGAGTTTTTTGATATCGGTGCTATGATGGAGAAACATGAATATCTACAAGATTTCAGTATGGAAACTCCTTATGACATGGCAAAAACTATGGCAGTATATAGTGCATTTACAGAAGGAGTACAACTATTTAGTAGTTTTGCTATTCTTCTTAACTATCCAAGACATAACTTAATGAAAGGAATGGGACAGATTGTTACATGGAGTATTCGTGATGAATCCTTGCATGTAGAAGGCTTGTCAAAACTATTCAGAACATTCATTGCAGAAAATCCTGAGTTATGGAATGATAAGTTAAAGTACGAAATATACTGTGCTGCAGAAAAGACAGTAGAGTTAGAAGATAACTTTATTGATATTTGTTTTGATAAAGCAGATATACCAGATTTGACAGCAAAAGAAGTCAAGGAATATATTAGATATATTGCAGACAGAAGGTTACTGGGAATAGGTATGAAGAAGATTTTTCATAGTACCGAAAACCCCTTGCCTTGGATTGACATGCAAGTCAACGCAGTTGAGCATACCAACTTTTTTGAAAACCGTTCTACTGAGTATGCTAAGGCTAGTACACAAGGCAATTGGCAGGATGTATTCAAATGAGTTCAGAAATACCAACACAAACAATTACAATAGATGACACAGCACATGATGTATCTTCATTATCTAAAGACCAACAGAGTATAGTTAATGCAATAAACAAATGTGACGTTGACCTAGAGGATTTAAAACACAAGGTTGCTATAACACAGACTGCTAGACAGGCTTATGTTAACGATCTTGGCGAACAATTAAAGGAAGACTAATGAAGATATTCGTGGGGTACGAATCAGAGTATCCCGAAATGTTTGAAGTGTGTAAGGCATCAATCTTACGATTTAACCCAACACATGAAGTTATACCTTTAATTACTTCGGAATTAGAGGAACAAGGAATTTACTATAGAAAAGAAAAAGGGAATACCGAATTTGCTTTTACTAGATTTCTTGTACCTCAACTTTCTAACTACATGGGGTATTCTCTATTCTGTGATGGTGACTTTCTATGGAGATGTGACCCACAAGAGATAACTCATTTTAAGAAAGATAATGAAGAAGTTATGTGCGTACAACATGCAGACTTAATGTTTGACCAATACACTAAGATGCATGACAAATTGAATAAACCGTATAAGAAAAAATATTGGTCATCGTTAATGTATTTCAATAATAAAGAATGTACAATGTTAAACGAGTGGTATGTAAATAATGCTGCTGCTAAACATTTACATGGGTTTAGTTGGGCTAGCAAAATAGGTTCTTTACCTGCTGCTTACAATGCTCTAGTAAACTATTATGACTTTGGCAACAGAGCTAAGGGAGTACATTTTACGGACGGTGGACCATGGATGGATATTTATGACCATGACCAATACTGTAAAGAATGGACAGACATATATAATTCATTATAATGAGAAACATACCTGTAACAGCAGTAGACCAGTATGACTTTTTAGCGCACAGGCGTGAGCAAGAAAAGAAACATTGGGCAAAGAAAGGAGAATTAACAGAATTAGATTCAATCCTTACTGTCGAAATAAACACTACAGAGCTATGTAATAGAACTTGTGTCTTTTGTCCGAGACACGACCCCAAAATATTTCCAAATAGAAACTTGCATCTTACCAAAAAAGGAGCTGAAACAATAGGTCTTGAATTAGGTAGGGCAGGTTTTAGTGGAAAAATATCATTGAGTGGATTCGGAGAGAATCTACTTAACCCAAATTTCAGAGAGATAGTTCATATCTTTCGGCACACAGTCCCGTTAGCAACTATAGAGTGTAACACTAATGGAGACAAACTCACCCAGACATACGCAGAAGAACTATTTGAATATAGTGGATTAGACTTGCTTTATATAAATCTTTATGATGGTGTAGAACAAATGACTCACTTTGACAAAGTTATGAAGAACATACCTGAAGATAAGTATAAATATCGTATGCATTGGGGTGACTTTGAAAACCATGGCTTAATACTTAACAACCGTAGCGGGGTCATCGATTGGGTAGGCATAGAAGAATCTAACGTAACTTCTTTAAAAGGTAAGCCATGCCACTATCCCTTCTATAAAATGTTTGTAGACTGGAATGGAGATGTTCTATTTTGTTCAAACGACTGGGGAAGGGAACATGTTGTGGGAAATTTACTACAAGATACACTACATAATGTATGGTTTGGTAAACCTATGACAAAAATTCGTAAAAAATTAATGAGAGGAGACAGGTCACATAGCCCTTGTAATAAGTGTAGTGTCGATGGTTCTCTATTTGGAAAAGAATCTTTTGAATTAATAAAGGAGTATTATGAAAATAGCAGTAACAGGTAGCAGTAAATTAGCAAATTTTATACAAGGTAATAAAATAAGAGTAGAGTTTGGGGCAGATTGGTCACAGTACGACGTATTCGTAAACAATGCTCATGTAGAGTGGGAACAGTGCAGACTTCTCGAAGAAGTGTACGAGGTATGGAAAGATGATGAAACTAAAACAATAGTTAATATTTCGTCAAGAGCCCATCAACCTAATATATCTAAAGGATATAAGTACGCCGCACAAAAGGCCGCTCTAAATCATATGGCAACTAACTTAAATTATAACAGTGATGCCAAGTGTAGAATCGCTACAATCAATTTTGGGTTATTAGAGTCTTCAATACATTCAAGTATATCATATGAGAGAGCAGGTGAGTGGGTAGATTGGGTAATAAAAAACTCAGACATTACTGAAATAACAATTGAAAATCCTGCAAATTATATCCAAATTCAGAATGAAAAAGAAATAGCTAGAAGTTTAGGATTGAAGTCATGATGGGACGAGTAATATTAGTAGGAAATTCAGTAGAATTACTTCAACACGAGTATGGCTCATATATTGACAGTTTTGACACAATTGTTAGATTTGGAAAAGGCATACCTACGAATGAAAATTTCGTCTCGATAGGTAGAAAAACTGATGTGTGGATTACAGGTTTCTTAAGACAGAAGTACTGGAAACACTTTAAAGACGCAAAAGTTTTATTTAACCGATGTCGAATACATATGGACAAAGAACCTATCACTGCAAAAATAAAAGAATTAGAATATACAAATATGTTTAGTGATGAAGAAATACTAGAAATATTTGATTTAGTAGGAGCTACCAATAGTAAAGCAGACGGCGGCAATCGTCCTTCCGCAGGTTTTTTAGGTATAATGTATTTCTTGAATAAGTGTGAGTATGAAAGTTTAGAGATTATAGGATTTGATTTCTTTGCTAAAAAATTACCATTCCGTACAGGAGCAGACTATCCTGCTAGTTGGCATTTACCAATTAATAGTATTTCTAAAAGTCCTCATAATCCTAATGAAAGACAAATAATAAAAGAGCTATCTGATAGAGGTAGTTTGACTTGGAAGATTCTCTCCAACTTAGAAGAAGAATATTTAGATTTTTCCTAGTCTAAATCCTACTTTCACCAAAGACCCAGCTACGCGTTTCTGCTTAGCTGCCTTCAATAATAACGTTTCATTGTTTCTAGCATTTCTTAGATTAATAGGTATGCTTGGAATTAAACTAGTATACATGTCCCAAGGTAGGGAGAGTTGTAAACAAGTAGGTAATAGTAAGTAGTCTCTTATTAACCACTTATGTTGTATGTTTAATGTAAAAGATTTTCTTAGCATTACGTTATAGTTGACACTATCCAAAGGACCAATTGCTTCTTGGTCTATTAAAGCATCGTTTTTACCATTCATGTATAATGGTACAAACTTATGTTGATATGTTAATAGTTTTCCAATAAAAGCTTCTGTACCTGCTTGGTATAGTAGTCTATCTATTTTTGGCATGTTAGGAGATCTAGCTGCTAATGCATCGTCTTCGGTTGGACAGAATAATTCTTCCAATGGAAAAGTCTTTAGCATGTTATAATTAAATATCATAAACTCTGGGTCAATATTTAATACTTTTTCTGGTGAGATAGGTATTTGTAAAATTCTGTAGAAGTCTTTGAATCTTGGATGTTTTCTGAAAACTCTTTTATGTGATAAGAAAGAAACAGACCCACTAAAGAAATCTTCATTAGGAAAGTTATTTGCCCATTTACCATTTACTATATTATTACCACCAAACCACACTATTCTTTTATTTAATCCACCTTTATCTTTCCAGTGATCTAATAAATGAAGCATACACTTAGCTAAGTCTGATTTTCTCCAAAAGGATTCATATATCTTTACATTAGGAAAGTTATCCAATATCCATTCTATAGGTGCTTCTGCCCAGTCTTTATTATTTACATAAAGATGTATTCTTACTTCTTCTTTATCGGGCAGGAGTGAAGCTAAAGTAAACATACTCCATACTTTTTTATAGGGGTGTACTATTTCAATCATGTTTTATCTTTTTAAATTCCCAAAAGTTGTTAATATACGCTTGGTGTCTTTCTTCCGCATCTTCGTCAAATTCAAATATTATTCCAGAGTTTTTTGCTGAAAATATCTTACAAAGTGCAAGGTATGAGTCTCTATTTGATATCGTATCATAAAAGCTCTCATAAGTTAATAAGTTTTTCTCTCGGTCTACCTTAGGATAGCTAACAAGAGAAAGTTTTTTTCTGAGAAGGATTGCAATTAATCCCATCTCACTATTAGGGGCGGCAGCTACTTCACTACAATTAAGTAGTAACTCGAAACCACCTTCTTTTTTATTTAGTACATTATTAGCACCAAATCTTCTTTTTAAATCTGCGATATAAATAGGAGCGGTAATTGGATGAGGTTTAATTTTATATCCTTCCTTTACTAATCTACCTACTCTATTGTAATCAATTACTGTTCCTTTACATAATATGTTACTTCCTGGCGGGAAGATAACTTTATCGTGAAACTCTGTGTTCCATTGTAAAGTATACTTGTTCTGTAAATTATTTTTTATCTTTTCGATTCTTTCTTCATCTATTTTTATGTCTGAATTTGCAATCGCTTTAAATAATTTAGTATTTATTTTAATAGAGTTAACTCTACAATAAATTCCTTTACCTAGAAAATCTGTGTATAACCATTTTCTAATAGTATGTAATTCATTGGTATTAAACCATAAATCATATTCCCAGTCTATACCTTCGTTATTTTTTAGTACTAATCTCTTTTTAAGATTAGCTAAACCATCTAGGTCATCCTTTGGTCTAAAGGAAGAACCTGACTTCATAAAATGAGTTGCAACATCTCCCAGAGACTCATTTATTGTCATTGCAGTTAACGGCTTCTTTTTCTTAACTGTCTTTTGAGTTCTCTGCATTCTTTGCCTCGAAAAGTTGTTTTTCCATATTTTTCATTCGTTCTTCCATTTCTCCAATGCTGTCAAATATTGCTGACATCATTGATTCCAGTTTTTTATTGAGATAATCTGGTGTAATCTCGTCCTTCGTTGGTTTTATCATTTTTTAAGAATCGCTCCATTCTGAGCCATCCCAATAAGACAATCCAAAGTCTGCTAGACTCGCAACTTCGGTATCAAATATTGTACCTGCTTGGGAGGCGGTTATTCTTTCAAATACTGTTGTTGTTGTATCGAAAGTAGTTGTTGTTAAGTGGTCAGTTGTTCTGTTTGTTTCTGTTGCTTTAGTAGTATTAATAGTTGTAGTTGTTGTTCTACCTGTTGCAAAGATTGTTGTTTTTGTAGTTTCAAAAGTAGTTGTTGTTCCAAATACTGTTGTTCTAGAAGTCGCTGTATCTTTAGTAGTATTAAAGGTACTTGTAGTAGTTCTACTTGAACCAGTTGTTCTACTCGAAGCTGTGCCCCTATCTGTCGTAAAGGTACTTGTTGTTGTTCTGCTTGATGCGGTTGCTCTTGTTGTAACTGTTCCCTGTGTAGTAGCAAATGTAGTAGTTGTAGACCTACTTGACGCTGTGCTTCTAGTTGTATTAAATGTGGTCGTTGTAGAATGAGATGTTCCAGTTGCTCTAGAGGAAGCCCTAGAAGTAATGTAAGCAGTCTCATAAGCTGTTGACTGAGTAGTGTTAGTACTTCTACTTGTATTTGTAGACTGAGCAGTATTAGTACTTCTAGCAGTAGTAGTAGC